GTTCCACTTTGTCACCTGATTAAAGCAATCTTTACTAATAAAATCAATGTGGTGGCTGAGCTGCTGATCGGTCGTGCGGTAATATGTATCAATGCCGGCAACCTGCATTTTCACCGTCTGGCCGTTCATCGTGATAGGGATATAGTCGGCCACATGTATGCCGGTAAAATTATGAGCTTTGATCCGGGCCTTGATCCACGCCCATGCGTCCGAGTATTGTGCAATCTCCAGAGCGAAAACGCTCGTTAGGTCGCGCCCGGGATAAATGCGGTCATTGTCCTGCATGATAAGCTCGAGAGCGTCGTCCACGGCAGCGAACCGGTTTTCGTTCTGCTGTGCCATTTCCTCGAGCTCTGCCTCCAGAGCGTCGAGATCTTCGGCCAGAGCCACGGCTCCGGTCTTTGTCTGGATAGTAACCTCGAGCGCATTGTCTACGGTTGCGAAGTATTCCTGCGTAATCGTCGAGGGCGTCAAGCCGTTGTACGGCGGCAAATAGTCGGCCACGTTTGCGATCGCGATAGAGTAGAGCACGGGCTCCGCGTCTGCGTCCAATTCATCAACCGCATAAATACCGACTTCATTCACATAATAGCCGGCGTCAAGCGTCGCATTTGATACGAGCGCCACGAGTTTTACGCACGTTTCCGAGGCCATAGTGATTGAGGAAAAAGGAAACTCCTGCTTTTGTGCTTTCAGACTCGTGCGCGCCTGAAGGCTCCCTCTGGTCTTTTCCTGATCCGTGTAGCTCCCGGAACCAGTCACCAGCTTTGTGAATTTGAGCCGAGCGGTCCCCGCGGTAGTTGCCGCTAAAAGAGCGGCGCCACCGGTTGTCATAATAGCGTTGTTAAAATCTGCCATTTTGTTTTCAGTCCTCCTTTATTGTGTTTTTGGTGTAATATATTTGTGAAACTCCGGCTCCGATTGTGGAGTGCTGAGTCTGCACCTCTGCGAAGCTCTCAACCGCTGCCGTGCGGCTTTGAGCGCTGCCTGCTGCCGTTCCGGCATTTGTAACCGCTCCGGCTGTATAAGCAAGCGAAAAATGATCCTGAATACTGTTTTTACTGCTGTATGATCCTGCTGCCGTTCCGGCGTGCTGGTCTGAATGTGCGCGCCTTGTTTCGTGGAAATGGTCTAAAACCACGCATTTGCTGTGTGAGAGCTGCGCGGTCCCGGCGTGCATTATCTGATCGATCGTCCGGGTGACTTCTATCATTTCCACATGGTCGCGGGCGCTTTTCACTTTGTCGATCATGTTCAAAAAATAGGCCATTCCGTCTTTTGTCAGGGTTGCGCTCGTCTGAATTTTGAACCAGAACGGATCCCCGCCATACTCAAACCACGGAGTAACTTTACCCATTCCGAAGGCCGACGTGATAAGCTCCTCAACAGCCCACTTTGTACCGCGTTTCTCGTGTACCCGGTAGCAAGATTTTACAACGGCGCGCTTTGTCTCCAGAGAAAAAGCAGAGTCCCACCAGTCAATATTAAACTCCCACGCCATTTCGTCGAGCTGTGCGTGGTTCATATTGTCGATCTGGTCCCATTTTCTCAGGATCCGCGAGCGCTTTGCCGGTTCTGCCAGAAGGGCGTCCATAGCCCGAGAGAGCGCGGCGTTTGCCTCGTCTCCTCGCATGAATTGAGGCAGCAATTTCAGCATGTTCGGGTTAAAAATAGTCATTCTTGCCATGCTCAACCCTCCACTTCATGTGATACTTTCAGCACTCCCGAGAATTTTGCAACGGTAGTAGGGGTGAGTTCTGTATATACCGGGCTCGTGATTATTACACGATCGGCCCCGATCAGGTGATTGCCGTCGCTATCTTCGGGGCACAAAATGAGCTTTCTCAAATAGTCCGGGTTTATATTCCGGTCCAAACTGCTGCCTTGCCAGTATATATACTGGTCGATTGAGCCACCGGATCCTTCGATATTTTCAACGACGGCGGTCTCATTTGCCGGCGTCGTGTAGTATGTCAGCTCAATGTCATAGCTCTGCGTTGTCGGCGGCGTCACTTGCACAAAGTCAGTGAGTGGCCGCACGTCGTCAGCGTTGCAAGCCTCCAGCACCTTATTGAGAATATCCTGATCCGGTATTTGCCCGCCGTACAAAATCGGTGTTATAACTACGACGCCCGGGCTCGGAGAGTCCACATGTGCGTCGGCCACGCTGGAGTCGGCAGAGATAGCAAAATACCGGTATGCGTTTTTAGGACCGGCGGTAGACTTCCCGGACGGAGAGAGCCGGATCCTCTGCCTCAGATCCTCGTCGCTTTCCACGTCGCCGCCTCCGCTTGTTTCTGCCGTGTTTGAAACTGCGTCAATGTACGGTATCAGGTCCACCAGCACATTGATCTCGCCTTCCGGTATTTCGTTGTAGCTGCTGCCTCCCTCTGTGCTTTCTGCCTCAATGTCAACATATAAGGAACCTGCCTGCAGCACGGCCGTCTCAGTTGTGGCAAAATACCGGGTATAGTCAGACGTTGCTCTGGTCCCTTTGGGAATTATTATATTTTGGTTTACTGCTTCTTTCAGAGAGAAGCGGAGCGCTGTCATTGCCGGCATTGCCTCGATCCGATACACTCCGGCAAACTCTCCCAGAGCGTCGAGCACTTCTCCGCGAGCATAGCGGAGCGTTGCCTGCTTCGCGGAGTCGTTCATCGTTGAATATAGCGCCAGAGTCAGCGCTGCGAGAGCTTCTCCGAAAATGCGTCGCTCGTCCCCGGGGTATAGTTCCTCGGTGACTCCGTTCTCCAGCACATACATGATAAAATCATATATTTGCCCGGCGTCGGTCTCGATAAATTGCAATTCACTGGTTTTACTCATTGTCCTCCTCCTCTCTTAATTTAATTTGTGTTAATGTGGAAAAATCCCCGAGCTGGGCGTCTGGAGCTGTAAACTCTGCCGCCTCAATCTCAACGCGGGGCTCGTATGTCTCGAGCACCCACTCAGCCTCCGCGATCGCGTCGTTTTGAGCCGTCGCACTCGGGGCGTCTGTCATAGTTGCGTCAAGCCCTTTTATACGGTCGAATGGGTTTTCTCCTCTTGTTATTTTCAGCAGATTGGCCGCGCATTGCCGCGGATCTCCATTATTACTTGCCAGCATGTGCTCGCCTCCTTTACGATACAAGGGACAGCGTGCTTATATATACCCATGCGTCAACTTGCGGGAGATACGCCTTGTCGCCTTTGATTTTTCCGACTTTTAAGACTCTTTTTTTCTCCTCTGCGAGTATCTTCTGGCCGTCTGTGTAATAATTTCCGGTCAGCTTCACGCTGCTGCCTACTGATATTGTCACTTTTTTGCCCTTTTTCTTTTTGGCTTTCTTTTCTGCTTTCTTCGCCTCCGAGGCGGCAGCCCGGGCTCCGGCCTCGCCTTTCGTCTCTTTGGTGTTTACCTCCTCGAAGGTTAGCCCTATTGTAGCGAAGCGGATCCTTCCGAAGTCGTCAAGCTGCACACCCGAGAGGCTAACATCGGTTAGCCTTGTTTCTCTACCGAAGCGCCGGCCGTGCAAATATAAAACGCCGGTTTTCTTGATAAGAGAGCACCAGCTTTCGTATTCGCTTTGTGGATTGACGCCGGCCCCGGCGTGTACGTCTACGTCAAAAGTAAACGGCACGAGCTCGGTCGTTTTCTTTTTGCTCTTTGAGTCGTCACTTTTTATCGTGGTAGAGGTAGAGAAGTTTTTGAGCGGGTTTACTTTTTTTGTGGAGACTTCGAAGGTTTTGTTTCGCCATTTTGCCATGACTGCCATGTGATCGCCTCCCTTAATCTAATTTTGCAAATATGAGCCCCGTCTGGTCCTCAAATATCACATACGCCACGGCCGAGCCTTTTGTCAGCTCCGCGGCGTCGATGTATTCCGCTATCTGAATACTTTGAGATACGAGCTCGATATTGCTCGTAGGCGCAACGCGCGCCTTTTGTCCCTCTATGCTCAGCACCGTGCCTTTTTTTATATTTCCGTCCATTAGTAGCCCTCCAGCTTTCGCCTGAAAAATATCTTT